TGCCTTCAACCAAGCGAGGAGAACCGGCCAGGATGTCTACGATGTGAAGAAACTCCAGTGGGAAACCGAGCAGATCCAGGGCCAGACCAAGCAGGCAGCTGCTAACCGCAAGGCCACAAGTGGCGGCGGGTTTAGATCCAGCAGAGTAGCCCAGAATGTCGTGGCTCAGAAGCAAATGGCCAACCGTAAAACAGGTCGAGCGAAGGCCTCAAGTCCCTTCGAGGCACGGACCAAAAACAGAGTGGGGATCGCATAATGGCAGGCTCAGCAGTGATGGCGGCGGTGGGGATGTACACGGCCAACAAAAGTTCCCAGGAAGCAAAGCGAGCCAGGAAGGATGCCGAGCGACAGGCCGAGATGGCCAGGCAAGATGCTCTGAAGTCTGAGCAGGAAGCGAAAAAGCAACAGGAAGAGGAGGCCCGTAAACTGGCCGAATCCACGCCGACCGGATCCATGTCGACTACTTCCAGGATCGCAGCGCAGAAAGCGATCGCGATGCGCCGCGCCGGTACTGGCCGCGCAGGCACCGTGCTCGACAAGTCTGTTGCACTGGGATAAGTCATGAAGATGACGCCAGGCCAGCTACGCCAGTTCTCGCGGGAACGCTTCGAGAAGCAGTACCCCGTGCTGTCGCTGTGGCAGGAGCTGGCTGAAAACTTCTACCCTGAACGAAACGATTTTCTCCGCACCCATTACATCGGTGAAGAGCTCACCGACTCGCTGTCGTCATCCCAGCCGCTGCTGATCCGCCGTGAGCTGGCCAACAGTCTCGAGGCCATGCTGCGTGACGGCTCGTGGTTCTCGATTGGCATCGAAGGTGAGCCCGACCATGAGGGCAAGATGTGGCTGGACTGGGCCAGCAAGCGGATGCTGATGCTGATGAACCAGCGCACCGCCAACTTTCGCCGAGCCACGAAGGAAGCGGACAACGACTACGTGACATTCGGCAACGCCGTGATGTCGATCGAACTCAACCGCCAGTACAACGGCCTGCTGTTCCGCACCTGGAACATGAAGGACACCGCCTGGTGGGACGACGAGAATGGCCAGGTTGCCGGCCTCGTTCGCAAGGAAGATATCAGTCTCTGGAAAATGGCCAGGCACTACGGCGAGGACAATGTGCCGAAGCAGCACCTGAAGCAGCTGCGCAAGAACCCGTTCCACGAGGTGCCGATCCACCACTTCGATATGCCCACCGAAATGTACGGGGATCCCCAGTACGAACGCTTCCCCAGGGTGCAATGCACTCTGGATCTGCAGACTGAAACCCTGCTCGAGATCGGCGGCAACCAGCAGCCGCGGTATATCGTGCCCAGGTTCCAGACAATAGCTTGCAGCCCGTATGCTTACTCACCGGCCACTGTCGTAGGACTCCCAGATGCGCGGACCCTTCAAGCCATGACGCATACGCTGTTGGAGGCCGGCGAGCGCCATGCTCGCCCACCTATTATCGCGACCGAGAACGTCATCAGGGGTGATGCGAACCTTTACCCAGATGGCATCACGTTCGTGTCCGAGGACTACGACGAGCGCCTTGGCGCCAGCCTGCGGCCCCTGATCCAGGACGCCAAGGGATTCCCGTTTGGTGTCAACATGCAGGCTGACATCATCGAGGTGCTGAAGTCTGCGTTCTACGTGAACAAGATCAACATGCCTGACGTTGGCCGTGAGATGACTGCCTACGAAGTCAGCGAGCGCATGAAGCAATTCCGGAGGGAGAACCTGCCACTGTTCGCGCCGATCGAGCACGAATATTCGGGCCGGATGTGTGAACTGGCTTTCGAGACCATGCTCAAGCACGGCTTCCTCGGATCCCCGCAGGACATCCCGCAGTCGCTCCGCGGGGCTGAGGTCCGGTTCAAGTTCGAGTCACCATTGACCGAAGCGGAAGAAGAGAAGAAAATCAACCAGTTCCAGCAGGTATCACAGCTCCTGGCGCAAGCAGTGGATTTCAACCCCAATGTCGGCAACAACGTCGACTTCCAGGAAGCGATCCGCGATTCCATACAAGGAACGGGCGCACCCGAGAAATGGCTGCGTAGCCTGGAAGGTGTGCGTCAGCTCGATGAGCTGCAGAAGAGCATGATGCAGAACCAGGCTGCACAGCAGGCCGCCGCATGAGGTAACCAATGGCAAAAAAACAAATCGATGTCTTCAACGTCCCAGAGCTTGAACGACACGAACTGATCGCGCTGCAAGTGGTGGCCGATCCTAACGAGAATGCAGACCCCAAACAGCAAGCCCTCGCGATCAAAGTTATTATCGAGAAGCTTTGCCTGTTTGATGTCACTGCATACCAGGCTGGATCCTTTGACGAGACAGCCTTTCTGAATGGCCGGGTATTTGTCGGCAAGCAGATCTTCATTCAACGACGAAAAAATGTAGGAGAACTCCCCAGTGAAAACGATAAACAGTGAAACAAGATGGGCCGGACGCACGTACCGTCATGCAGCCACTGAAGGTGGCGAAGGTGGCGGCGGCGGTGGCAGTGGCGGTGGTGAAGGTGAAGGCGGTGCGGCTGGCGGCGAAGGCGAAGGTGGCGCTGGTGGTGAGGGCGAAGGCGGCGAAGGCGGCGAAGGCGGCAGTGGCGAGGACTGGCGTGGCCGGTACCTGGGCTATGTCCCTGAAGGCGACGAGCGCACCGCTGCTGAGAAACTGGTAGGCCGGTTCACCTCTGAGCAGGACTTCATCACTGGCGCGGTCCAGGCACATACCAAGCTACGTGCCGGCGAGATCTCCAGTGGCTTGCCGGAGAACCCGACCGACGAGCAGCTGGCTGACTACCGCGCAGCTCACGGGATCCCTGATGCGCCAGACAAGTACGATCTGGGCAAGGTCGAAGCGAACCGTGAGCTCTCTGATGTGGATCGCGAGATCCTGGCACCAGTCATGGAGAAGGCGCACGGCCTGAACATCAGCAACGATGCATTGAACGAGCTGATCGATACCTACATGGGCGAGACCGACAAACTGGTCGAACGCATGGGTACGCAGGACAACCTGGACATGAGCGAGTTCACCAAGGTTGCCAAGGAGAATTGGGGCGCCGACTACGGCGTCAACATGAACCGGATCACCAATCAGATGAACATGCTGCCGGAGGCTGTGCGCAGTGCGTTCAAGCAGGCCAGGCTACCGGATGGCCGAGCGATCATGGCCAGCCCTGAGATCATGCACTGGATCGTTGGTATGGATCGGCAGATCACCCCGCTGGATCCGATGAAGGGTGGCGAAGAATCCACGATGAACGATGCTCGCAAGATCGTCGGGGCCGCGAAGGTCCGCATGCGCGACGACCGCGAGGCCTGGTTCAAGGACACCCACGCCCAGAAGGAGTTTCAGCAGGCGCAAGACATGATTGATCGCTTTGAGGGATCGCAGTAGAATCCCCGCCATCACGATTGTTAAAAGCCCTCTGGTCCTGGTAACGATTACCCAGGCTTGCATCAGGGGGCTTTTTTTTGCCAGCTGGGGTCTTGACGATTGAACGGGCGTTGATCTATCGTTCAACGGACGCTGCGAAGACCCTCGAACTCGTGGAGCCGGCCCCGAACACCACGGCCTACCCGGCAGAACCGAAAGTAAAGCCTACTCTGACAAAGCGGTTAACTGACAACTAACTGACAGAGGAAATACCTAATGGCTGATACCGCCTTTCAGGAAATGTTCCGCCAGGAAGTCGTCATGGGTTTCGAGAAGGGCCAGTCCCTCGCTCGACGGACCACCACCGTGGAAACCGAGATCAATGGTAACGAAGCTACGTTCCTGGTCGCGGACTCGGGTGGTGCTACTGCAACTACTCGTGGCGTGAATGGCGACATTCCCACACGCCCCGACAATCTGAACCAGTTCACCGCGCTGCTCCAAGAGTGGCACGATGTTCCGGAACGCACGAGATTCAACATCTATGCGTCCCAGGGTGACGGTCGTCGGATCATGCAGGAAACCTCGATGAAGGTCATCAATCGGAAGATCGATGATGACATCTACACCGAGCTGCTAACTGCTTCAACTACCTGGGGCGCGGCTGCTGCTGCAACCGTGGCGTTGGTCTCAACTGCTCGCACCATCCTGGCGAATAACTTCGCCCTCGATGAAGAGCCGTTCGCGATCATCACCCCAGCGTTTTGTGGTCAACTGATGGGCTTCCAGCAGTTCACCTCCAGTGATTTCGTGAACCTGAAAGGGTTCGAGAACGTCAGCAAATCACGTGCCTTCAACTGGTACGGGGTTAACTGGATCGTGGATGCCGGCCTGCCAGGGACCGGAACTGCTTCGGCAACGTGCTTCATGCACAGTAAGGCTGCGATCGGTCACGCATGTGACATCGAGAACATCCGCACCGAAGTCGGTTACGACCGCAAGAACGACAAGTCG